CGTCGAGCTTCGCGCGGCTCGATCACCTTTGCTCCCGAAGGATCTTCGACCTCGATTGTGTAACCGAACATGAGGTCCTTGATCTTGCGGGTGTCGCCCTGATCTGCGTACTCCTCGGGCGACTCGTACTCACCGCTCTCCAACTCGGCGTGCTCGACAGGCTTGCCGTGGAGTCCAACTTCTGCCATCTGTCCTCCTCGTTAGCCCGCCAGCCCCGTGAACTTCAGGATGGCGAAGCGGTTGTCGATGAAGAAGAGAGGCCGGACGCTGGATTGCGTCCAGAACCTTTGAGTCTCTTCCGCGTACCATTGCTCTGTTGCGAGGGGCTGCTCGATGCGCATCTGCCCCGCCTGCCCCTCGGCCACGACATACGCGGTGCCTGCGACAACGCGGTTCGTGACAAAGATCGACAGACCGAGCGAAGCGAGCAGGTTGTTGAGGTCGGCACCGTAGATCCGTGCCAGCTGGAGGTACTCCTGCGGGTTGATGATCCACAGGTCGTAGACCTGCCCCAGTTCGTCCTGCTCCGCGAGCATCTGGGCGCGCGCCATGTCGTAGGCGGGCCAGACGTTCGAGTTGGACGCACCGGCGCCAGCGGTGACGACCGCCGACCAGTTGGTGCCTGTGACGATCCGGTTCGGAGACTTGTTGACTGCGACCTCCAGAACCTCGACCGCCCGCTGGTTGATCTTGCGGGTGATCGTATTCGCCATCTGCTGGATGTTGCGCGCGAACACGGCGGTGTCGTTTCTGTCGCGAGCTTCGATGGTCACCCAGAACTTGGCGCCCCACTTCTCGACCTCCGCGACCACGGGTGCGCGCCGCGAGCCGACCACGATAGGGAACTCGTCGCCCGGAGCAACCCGGTCGATATCGCGGTCGAGGTACAGGTCGTTGGCGATCAGTTCGTCGAAGACAACCGCACCGCCCGTGACTCCGCCACCGCTCGTGAAGACGCGATCCGCGAAGAATCTTTGGAGCGTGAGGTCCATCAGAGTTCGCGTCACCCGAGTCGGGCTCTTGAGAGCCATGTCGACTGTGAACGTTGTTCCGGTCACGGTCGGCAGTCCGAGCGGGTGCTGAACGGGGTTTGCGTACAAGGCCGCGAACGTTCCCGAGGCCCGTACGATGCCATCCTGACCAGGGATCCAGATGGGATCGCCGATCTTGATGGCTCCCTTGCTCTCCTCCTCCAGAGAGGAAAGAAGGGTCACGTTGTCTGTTTTCATCTTCCCTCCTTTCATGCGTAGAAGAGGATCTCGACGTCAGTGCCGGTCTGCGCATCGTCCATCGCAAGGCCGGCAGCGAAGGTACCTGCCGCGCCCGTGAACGCCACAGCCTGCCCCGTCGCATCTGACATGACTTCGGTTCCCGCCGTGATCGCGGCAGCGCAGGTCACGCCCATGATCCCTCCACGAGCAACGCCGACCTTGCCGCCGATGTTCGGCTGGTCGTACTTGGAGACGCCGACTACGCGAGCACCCGCAACTGAGGCGTGGGCGACCTTGTAGTTGTTGTCTGCCGGGGTCGTTCCGAGAACATTGAACTTGTGATTGCGTGCGCCAGAGATTTTGAGGAAACGCTTGCCGGTGATGGCCGCAGTGGCCTGCCCGGTGATGTCCTTCCCCGGCTCCATGACGCGAACGAGATCATTGGCCATCTACTAGCCCTCCCTTGCGTTCACAACGCGAGAAGTACCGGCTGCGACAGCGTTCTTTCGTTGAGCGAGGCCGGGGAACCAAGCGTCCGGCAGACCCTCGTTCTGGCCAGCCGTGATGTCGCCCTCGGCGGTGTTGCCCGTGGTGCCGACCTCTATGATCGGGACGAGCCCAGGAGCAAGTTCGTCCAACTGCGTTGTCGTTCCCGCCTCATCCATCGCCATCAGCTTGAGGTAGTGACCGCGACGAACCGAAGGGATCTTGCCCGACTTGATCGCCGCCTCGACTTTGGCGGTTTGACGGTCGTTCTTGCCGCTCTCCTCCAGACGCAGACCTGCCTCGGCTCCTGCCCTGAGGCGCTTATACGTCTCGGCGTCGAGCTTGACGAACCCTGCTTGCGTCTCCTCGGGAGCAGACTCCTCCGGAGGCGTCTCCTCCTCCGTTGGTACGGAGGGCGCTGTCCCAGAGGGATACGCACTCGTCTGATCTGACGGGGGCTCCATCTCGGGAGTGACCTCGCTTGCGGGCGTACCGGCGCTGTCCGGCTCGCCGCCCTCTGCCCCGGTCGCGGGATTCGCGGCAAGAGCACGATGCTGGAGTCTCTCGTTGATCTGTGACTCCGTTGCCGTCTCGGCGAGGCCCAGCGAAGCCGCCAGACGCTTGCGCGTGGCATCGTCCATTAGGACTCCTTCCTGGGTTGACTTGACTGGGCCGCCAGTGTCGGCGGCAGATGCGAACACGACGATCCCTTGATCGATGGTGCCATGCCTGCGGCGACTGCCCCGAGGGCCATCGCCGTCTTTTCGACGTACTCAACTCGGATGGCGGTCGGCTCGCTGAACTTCACGTCCTCCCCGTCAACCGCTACGTCGAACTTGTACAGATCGCCGTTGTCGTCGTCCTCCACGATCAGATAGAGGCTGCCGTCATCGGAGATCCGCTCTCCGCGAATCCACCACCAATACGTGTCAGCCTCTACGTCCAGTTCCCCGGACATCGCTTTGTCGTAGAACTGACGGCGGATACGGGAGGTATCGGTGTCCGCTTTGATTTTGAACCTTCCTAGCTTCACCTGTCCTCCCTTGGCGGCTATCTCCACTTCTGACGCCGCCAGTTGCGCTGCCATCATCTCATCGAACTCTACTCCATCCGGAACCTCCGCGCCGTACCAGAGAGGCAGGTCCTCCAGGACCTGACATCCAGGCCAGTAGATACCGAGGAGAGAGACAGCAGTGATGACCATCGAATAGCGTTTCCCCGTCGCAGTATCAACGTCGAACGCTCCCTCAATCGAACGATTGGGGAACGCTATCGACATGACCTGCCCAAGCCACTCGGGAACGAGGAGGTCGCCATAGACCGTCTGACCATTTTCTCCAATTGTCATCGTCGAGCCGTCGATACGTCCGAAGGCCATCTCGGCATCTCCGACCAACATGTCGTTGTATGCGGAGCCATGTCCGAGCTTTATTCTTGGCGCGGCGATGGCTGGATCCTTGAGGGCTGATACCGCATCATGGAGGTTGCGTTCTGTGAACGTGGTAGGCCCAGTCATCAGAGGGTACTCGATACCCGTGCTGATGAGTGGTGCGTCCTGCACGCGCCACAACCCCGTTGGATCCTTGGAGACTTTCACTAGATTTTGATTCCCGTGGACTTGTTCTTCTTCAGCTGATCGTGCAGCATCTTGCCCTGCAACGCCATTGCGTTGCGGGCCGCGACGACGTCAGCCGCGCCGGACTGGGAAGGATTGACCGGTTTCACGAGCTTCGTGTCCGATGACATTCCCTTGATGTTCCCGCGCTGGGTGCCCTTCGACCGACTGCCCAATGAGGCAGCGCCCGACTTGACCTTGCCACCCGGATTCTTGCCACCTGCTTTGGCCATCTACTCCTCCTGTCCGTTAAAGGCGGTCGGGGGTCGGAGCGAGGGAGCACCTCTCTTGACCCCCGCCGCCGCTTGCCCGGACTGGCTTGAGTCCGAGTTTTGTTTCGACGGAGGCTGCTGAGCCTGCTGACTCTTGACCTCCAAGCTTTTCTCCGCAAGCTGATTTGCCATATCCTGCTGCATCGTGAGACGGGGCTCGCCCTTGTCGGGGAGTCCGTACTCCTTGCGGACGTAGTGCTCTAGTTCCTCGTCCACCTCGATCACGTTCGCGTCGATCATCAACTTGAGGTCGGTCGCGACTAGCTCAGGATCGAACTCATACGAGAGCAGCGGTACCTGATCCTCGTCCTCGCCAAAGTTCCAATCCACGTCGTCCTCGATAACGTGCTCGTTGAACGTATCGCGGAACCAATCGGCGATAGACGCGAGGCCGTGGCCCCAGAAGTCGATGAACGTCTTGCCGAGCGCGCGACTGCCCGATTCGGTCATACCCAACTGCATGATCATCAGCATCCAGTTCCGCGCCATCGCTTCGTCGTGATACTTGATCGACTCGACAACAGACGAGTTGGTTCCTCTGGCGATGTTGAATTTGGCGCCGGACGGTACTGCGCCGCCGCTCGTGTCCCCGATCCGGAACCCCTGAGCCATCTGATTGAGGCGTTCGATCTCCGAGGGAGACGCGCCCGGATGGGCTTCGATGTACGGTACTCCTCCCGCGCGCTCGTGGTTGATAGCGTCCACGCGCATCAGACGGTCCTTGATGATCCAGTTCTTGTGCGAGTCGCGGAACCAGCTGCGACCTGCCCAGTTCGCGCCCTCCTGCTCCCAAACGTACCCGACGAGGCGGTCAATCGGGATCTCGGGCAGGTTCATGAGGCCGGACGGCCCGGACGTGAAGCTCATGCCCTTTGAGATGTTCTGGATGATGGAGATAAGGCCACCGTCCTCCGCGACCCGGAACATATCAATCGTCTTGGGAGGCCGCTCCGCGAGCTTCCGCAGATGCCACTTGCCGTCCTCTTTGATGTCTCCGACCTGCTCGAAGTAGTAGTGGCCATAGATACCCGCGTGGAGAGCTTTCCGCATGTGATCGTAGAAGGCAAACCGCCGCTTAGCGCGATAGCGCTCGTTCACCTTCGCGCCGAGGACGGGCAGGTTGTAGTCCTCGGACAGCTTCTGCGCCATCTCTTCCTGCCCGTTCGGGTCAATCGACCACTTGAACTTCATTACGCCGAGACAGGTCGCCTTGAATAGAGCGCCCAACTGCGCGTCGGCGCGCATCCGGTTGTACGTATCGACCGACATCGGCCATTGAAGCGCGGGCACGAACTCGTCCTCATCGACGAACTTCGTCCAAGGAGCCATCCCTGCGGGCGAGAGAGTACCGCCGAGGATCTGACCAATCTCGGTCGTCGGCGGGCGGCTGCCGATGCTAGTTTTGACTTTGGGCGGTGCCATCTGCCTCTGCCTCTGGTTCCTGGACGGGTACGAACGGCGGCTTGTTGGGGATCGAGAAGACAGCGCCGAAGCCGATGATCAAGGCGATCAGCGCGGTGACCCATTCTTGAGCGGAGATACTGTTGTCGTCGAGCGCAGTAGCGAGCGCCGTCAGGAACCCGACCAGAGCGCCGATGAAGGCTTTTGCCTGCGGGGCTATTTTCTCAAAGATGGTCACGGCTCTTGCACCCGGATGAAGACGGTGCCCTGATCGGTAACGCGGCGCGTACGGCGCATTACTTCGCCTCCGTTGGAGTCGTTCGTCAGGCTCGTGTTTCCTTCGATTGCGGTGAAGGTGGAGCCCGATCCTCCTGCCCATGCCTCAAAGAACCCGACATGGTCGTACTCCCCGTCACGACGCCAATCGTAGCAGACGACATCTCCCGGCTTCGGGGAAGATGTGACGGTCAGGCCGCGCCGACCGGCGCGAGCGTCCATGACGATGTATGGGACGTAGGCGTAGTAGGTGCTCTTGACGAACGACTTGCTGGGTTTCGTCCCGTTCTGATCGCACCAGGTGGCGAAGATCGCGCACCAGGGGACGCCGTTCATGCTGTACCACTCGCCGTACGGCTGCATGTTGCTGTTTGCCGGGGATTCCTTCTTCCCCAACTGAGAGATCGCCTTGGCGAGCCGAGCCTGCGCCGAGGTTCCTGCAGGCGGTTCCGGCTTGTCGGTTCCCTTGAACCGATCCCAGGCCATATTGATCAACTCGACCGAGCGAGCGTCCATCGCGGGCTGTCCGGCGTTCGGCAGTCCCTCCGGAATCCTGATACTGCGCAGAAGGTTGAAGGTAGACTGCCCGATGTAGCCGGTGTCCGGCGATATACCGCCTTGGCGTTGGACACCGGCTACCCCAGACTCTCCCACATTCCCACCCGGTTTGCCGTGGGAGAATGCGTTGCTGAAGGATTGGTCGAACGCCTGCCACTTCCAGCGCCCTGCGCGCGAGACGGTCCGCTTGTACGCCTCGATGTCGCTGCCGTCGCTGGATGGGGTGTATTGCGGAGCGGCGTCCGGGGGATAGACCGCCCTGGGGAACCCCTTGACCGCTACCATCGGCCCTCCTGGGTATCCCTTCTCTGACCAATTACTTGACATTTGCTCCCTCCATCATACAGCCTGTCCCCAGATCAGGGCCGACTGTCCATTTCGAGTGATCCCCGTCGTCGGCCAGTTCGCTGGCGGCGAAGTTCCTTGACCTGTCACAAACCAACAGTTCGGAAGGTTGTTCGTACCGGGAGCATCGACTCCGGGGAGGAATGGATTGGCCCCGGCCACCGAGCGCATCGTGAAGGCCGCGCCGCCGATATTATGAAGGCCGATCCAATACGTGCCTGCCGGGAGAGCCATGGCAGCCGTTTTCGTTCCGACAGAGGATGCATCCATGACCCCGGATTGTGCGACGAGCGCCCCTGGGCCGTTTGGTGTGTCGGCGTAAGCGACGACGATGAACGTGGTTGCGCCGAGCGTCGAGACTTCCGCCTGTACTGACGTGATCGCATTCGGGAGCACGGCTCTGGAGAGTCGCGACTGCCCCGCTCCAAGGCTCTGTGTCCCGGTCGAGCTATACGGGAAGATCATCTGCCAAAGACCGCTGATCGCAGGCGTCGCAACAATCCCGGATGCCCCTTGTGAGCCGGTCGCTCCGGTCGCTCCGGTCGCTCCTTGCGCTCCCGCCGGACCCTGAGACCCTGTAGCGCCCGGATCTCCCTTGGGGCCTTGCGCTCCAGCTGTCCCCTGCGCGCCTGTGGCGCCCGTCGTTCCTTGAGGACCCTGTGCTCCCGTCGTTCCTTGAGGACCTTGCGAACCGGGCGAACCGGGCGATCCTTGAGAACCTAGCGGACCGGGCGGACCTGGCGGACCCGTGTCTCCCTTGGGTCCTGGCGGACCCTGTGGGCCGCTCCCGTCGCCGCCGCCGCCCGTCGCCCCCGGAGGGTTGACCTCGATGGAGACGTTCTCGTCCGACTCGACCTCGATGGTAATGACCTCGGGGTTGGAATCGACGTAGATGACGTCAGAGGGGCTCATTGGTCACGTCCCTCGAAACGACGATCCTGCCCCGTACCCAAGTTGTAGTCTCGCCGGTATCTCCGTTGCTGATCTCGATGTCGTAGACCCAGATCCCCGGATGGAGTAGATTCGCGTGACCCTCGATAGAGATCATCCCTTCGTTCGGATCAACGACGGTTATGCTCAGAGATGTTCTCTCCTCTTTGGAGTCGCGAGCTTCCGACGCCACAATCATCGGCGGATTGAGGTCGAGCGGTACTCCTCCCCGCGCGAACGCGAACGACTGCTCCCAAGAGTCACCCCGGTAAACCTCCAGATTGACGGTCGCGGGAAGCGGGGCAGCCGGCACTACATCACCATGTCCATGAGGTCGGTCGTCAGAGAGCCCTTCAGTTGGTTCACTTCCATCGGCGTGTAGTTAGCCATCGAGTAAACGGCGGCGTCCGCGTGGTCGGGCGACTTGACTCCCCGGTCGCGCATATCTTCCTTCGACTCGATGTAGATGCGGCCGGTCGAGTTTACGCCCCATTTGATCGACTGTAGCTCGTTGTGGAGCCGTTCGTCGTCGGGGTCCAAGTCGATCAGCCCGTTCTCCAGGTCGAGCCGGAACTGCCAGAACAGTTCGGCACGCCTGTTGATGAACTTGTCGGGACGGTGCGGACGGCCCGCGCTGACGAACTGAATCACGTCCAGCCCCTGCTCGCGCAGTCGATCGTAGACGCCGCCGCCGACGCCCGTAACGTCCACCACCATCGGTACCGGCTGGATTGGGTTATGGCGCTTGAGGATCGCAGCGGCCCTGCCCGCTGTTTCCATCGTGTCGGCCATCCCCCAAGAGTCCTCCAAGCGCAGCTGACCGTCGCGGTTACGGTAGACGACTGTCTTGTTGTCTCCATATCGCGCCGGGTCGAG